ATTGGAAACTCCGTTGGTGATGTTCTTATTATAATGGAAGTAAGGGGTGTTGCCACCCCCATTGTGCCAGTTGTTCAACTGTCACGCATATTTGATTTTAGGGAACATATCAAACATAATGTCTCTTACACGCTCTCTATCCAATGAATCACCATAACCCCAAGTATAAACAGTTGGATACTTTTCTATCTGTTTCCAATACTCATGGATGGCACACTCAATCTTAACCTTAGTACATCCTTTTACAGGATAAAGACCATCAACTACATTGTAGAATGAATAGATGTAATCAATGAAATCTTCGATTGAACTACACATGATGAACTCCGTTGGTGATGTTTTTATTATAATAAAAAATGAGGGCGTTGCCACCCTCATTGTGCCAGTTTACAGACTGACCACTGCCAAGTCCCATAGCATTTCAAATGATTCAATCCATCTTACCTGTTCAATGGTAAGTTCAGATTTATCCTGTTCATCGGCAGAAACATAGGGTAATCCCTGTTCAGTGCAGTACTTCTCATAGGTATCAACCAAGAGGTCTACAGAATCAAATACTTGCATGGTGTCCTCTTTTGTTTACTCTTTTATTATAGTGAATCCAGATCTCTTTTCTGGTGTTGGTGTGCCACTTCCTTAACTGGATTAGTGCCAGTTAGATTGATAGTTGATTTCCTCATCAGTAGGAGAATAGTCTACAATGTCATGTAGAATCTCAAGTACATCATCAAGTTCATTCATGTGAATACGCATGATGTTCTGATCCATTTCATCTTTTGCCTCTTCAGCAAGAAACTTCTCTTTGAGATCTTGGAAGATGTTTTCAATGTCAGTATATGTCATTGTTAGGGGAAAAGTAAATTGTGAACTTGGTCAATCACAGTATCATTGATCTCAATGTCTTGTGACTCTAAGTAATCAATACACATCTCATGGTCAATGACAGGCATATCTTCATCAGATGTAACAACATAAGTGAGAAATGAATTAAGATCCATCAACTCGTCTTCTGTAAGTCCTGTAGTTGTGTTCATGGTGTGAATTGCTTACATTGTTATTATAGAGAGTCTAAGTCTCTTTTTACATGTTGATGTGACACTTCTGGAACTGGCACAAAATCAGTCATTTCTCTCAACTTTGCGATAGCATTGTGAGCATCCTGTTCAGATTGTGGATCAAAATCTAACCACATCTGTTCTAATGACCATACAACTAAATTGTACTCATCTTCAGTTAAAGTTAAAAATACTTTGTTCATGGAATTAAATTACCCTCCTTATCATACCACGCATCAGTCACATTTTCAAGTTCTACTGGTGACTTCATGGTTTCTACCATACGATCAACACAATCTTTATAGTCATTACCATCTATTATACATTGTTCTACCTTTTGTGCCTCTGGATCTACCTCTTGCTCTTGTATCTTCTCAAATGATGTTTGGACTCTAAGATGTAAGTCATCAATCATATCAATGTCTCTCAAGTGGTTATAGAGTTTAACCATGTGATAGACTTCATCGTTGGTTAGGTGAATTAATGGCATTAGAATCCTCCACTCATTCTAATCATTTGCTGATAGATCTTATGTGCTTCATAATCTTCAATCTTCTCCTCTATTTCATTACCATCTTTATCATAATAACTGGTCAAATCACCTTCAAGTGCATCAACTGTATCTGCTATAATGTCAAATAGCACTTCAAATTGTTCATTAGTTAGTGTTAATTGCCTCATGGTTTTTTGGGGGGAAGAAGAAAGTAATACTTAACAGTTGGAGTGGCATCCTTCAATGCCTCATAGATTTTAGGATCAAGTGGTTGCATTTTCAATTTCCAAATTGATTAACTTGTTTAGGATATTGTTGGGTTACATTGTCAACCAACTCATCAAATAAATCTTCATCATACTCATCAACCAATTCTCTCAATTCATGTTCATCACACTTCTCATAATATTCTATGAGGTCATCATAAACATATTGGACAAGTGTTTTCATGTCCATGCCATCAACAACTAATTCAGCGAATTGTTCAGCAATGTCGTTGTGTTGTTTTGAAGTAATTTTCTTCATTGTGTCCACCAAAGTGAATTGAACGCTGCTATGTTGAGATAGTCTGGATCGTGCCATCTTTCAACATCATCTGCGGTTGACTCTTCTGGAAGAAATACAAACTCTTCACAAAAATACTCCGCACTCACTCCTCCAAGACGTTCACATGCTTGAAGTACATCATCACATCCATCTGCATCCATACCCATTTCATCAACTAAGAAGTCAATGTCAGTAAAAATTTGATTTGAAGGTGTGTTCATGGGTGGTTCCCTTGATTACTCTCTTATTATAGTAATGGATACATTACTTGTAAATGACCCCTGTGACAATTATTTAACTGTCACATTAACGCATCAAGCGTTCCACCCCTATCATATACTCTCTTGTTTATAAGATCACCATAATCTTCATGTAACTCACATCCAATGTAGTCTCTACCTAGTGATTTTGCCACCATAGCAGTAGTTCCACTTCCCATGAATGGATCAAGTACAATATCACCCTTCTCACTTCCTGCCTTAATACAAGGTTCAATCAGGTCGGGTGGATATACTGCAAAATGTGCACCTTTGTATGGTTTATTGGTAATACTCCATACCGATCTCTTATTCTTAGTTGGATAACTCTTACTTAAACCTGAATGGGGTTGTAATCCTGTTCCTTCATTATGATACTTACCTTTAGTTCTATCTCTAGTTCCCCAATCCTTTGCTGGTTCCTTTATCGCTTCATTATCATAGAAATACTTCTTATTCTTACTAAACAAGAACATATATTCATGCGATTTAGTACATCTATCTCTCACACTTTCAGGCATTGGATTAGGTTTATGCCATATAATATCTTGTCTCAGATACCATCCATCTGCCCTCATAGCAAACGCAAACATCCAAGGAATACCAATAAGATCCTTCTCTTTATATCCTTCTAACTTGGTTCCTCTTTTAGGTGAATTGTCTGGTAGATCTTGATTAGTTTTACTTACAGTTTGTTTCACATAAGATTTTCCATTTTTACTTGGTCTATAGTTATAATAACTATCACCCAGATTTACCCAACAAGTTCCATCATCTGTAAGCACATTTCTTACTTCTCTGAATACCTTCACCAACTCATCAATAAACTCCTCTGGAGTTTGTTCTAATCCTATCTGTGATTCTTCTCCACCATAGTCTCTTAAACCATAGTAAGGGGGTGATGTAACACACATCCTCGCTTTCTCATCAAACTCTTTGAGTGTATCTCTACAATCTCCAAATAAAATAGTGTCTCTCATTTGTTTAAATCCCAAATTAATCTTACTATCATCATAGGAATTATGAGATAGTAAATCCACATAACCCACATACCAAATTGGTTATAGGTACTTCCTCTTTTGAAATCAGTAACAGGTGGAATATTTCTTTTCCACACATCACTAGACATATACTCGTCTTCTTTAATGTTCATCGTGTTACAACTGAAATTGCAGGTTGACCATGATTGAATACTGTATCAACAACTGCCTCAACCTTTTTGGCAGTAGAGATTCCTACATTATTATACACAGGAACACATACTTTACCATGAGTCTTCTTAACACTACCTAAACGTATCACTCTACCTATAGTCTGACTAATAGTGATATAATCCATGTTTCGCATAAACAACGCTGCCTCAAGACCTTTTACATTGATACCCTCCGCTAATATGCTATGGTGTAATACTACAAACTTTTTATTATCATCCTTACCCCATGTATTCAGTACATTAAAGAACTCTTCTCTATCTACCTTATCACCATCAACAATAGCACCTGTTTTTGATGTGATAGTCATCCATGAATATCCACGCCATGCTATTTCATCAAGAAACTTAGAAGCATACAAAAGATTAGTAATCTGTTTGGTAGACTTAGCACAAATAAGAACCTTATCAACAGTCAATCTATCAATGGCATTAACTATCTCTTTTGAATCTACATGACAAGTGACCTCATCCTTACTTAATATTTTACTCTTATATACCTCAACTTTTGGTGGTAATATATAACCCTCATCAACTAACTTAGGTGCTGGTACTTGACATATAACATCACCATACACTCCTCTATCATTCATTCCAGACTTTTTGATAGTGCGACTATACTTAGGAGTAGCAGTAAAGAAAAAGCACCTGTTAGCACCCACAATTGCAAAATGTTCCACAGCATAGAAGAAATTTCTATTAACACTATTATGTGCCTCATCAAAGTAAATTGTATCTACATCAATGGTAGATCTTTTAACCTTATCAAGTGAATGATAGGTTGTAAATATTATCTTATTACCTTTTGTTCTTTTATGCCACTCGTAAATATTCTCAACTTTAGTTGAAGAATAATGGTGTGTCTCACCACTATGTACATGCATCACAGATACATTATCAATCTGTTCTAAGAACTCAGATGATAGTTGCTCTGCCAATAGTATGCGTGGTGCGACTACAACAATAGTATCGCCAATGGTTGATCTAAGACGCTGTTCGGCATCATCAATCATACACATAGTCTTACCACCACCTGTAGGGATGATAATCTGACCTTTGGCATGTTGAAACATTGCCTTAGTAGCATCAATTTGGTGAGGACGTAAAGGCATCAACATTTTCAAGTTGAATACATTATAGCATAAAAAATCTCCCTTGCGGGAGATTGCTCTTAAAGAAATATAAAGTTTCGCTTACAATCCATACAGAGTATGTATTATATTTGAAAATTACGCACTTTTCTTACTCTTAAAGAATGATATTATATCATCAATAGCACCTGTATTTCTATATCTCACATCAGGGGTGCTTATTAATTGTATTCTACTTGCTATCTCAATAATCAACTCAGCAGATACTCCACCATCAATAGAGCATGTACCATCAGGGTTTTGAGTTCCTATCTTATCACATACAGCGTCACCTATGACCTCAAGATAGAACTCATTGAGTCTCTCATCTTCCATGATGTAATCAATTACATCTTCTACCAATGTATCAGCAAGTTTGCCGATAGTCTTTTCAGAAAATTGTGCCATTGTGTGATTCAAGTGGATAGTGTAATGTTAGCATACCTTGCAGATTCTTCAACCTTTACTTCAATTTCCTCATATATGTGACTAAAATCCCATCCTCGCTTAATATCATTAGCAATGTATTCAACTTGTTCTTTAGTCAACCCAAGTTGTAAATCCTCTACTGCTTCAGTAAGGTTGATTGTAAGTTCTACTGGTTCCATTTACTCATCTCCTAACCATATACCGTATGTATCATACATGAAATCTAAGTATAATTCATCTTCTGAATCATACGCTTCTACCTCATGCGGTTGATCCATGTACTCATACTTTGCTACTGAGTCACCCTCAAAGTACATCTTACCACTTTTCATCCTCAATGTACCTTGTAACCATTGTCTCAAGTGTACAAACTCATGTAATAGAGTCTTAGTGTACATTTCTTTTGACAAGTTTGCTTGTACTTCAATTACAAACACCCTCGGACGATATGCTTGATCTACAAAATCACAGAAACCATAAGAGTGTTCCCTCTTCAATCCTTTATGTACTATGCGTACATAAAACTTATGTCTTGGTACAAATTTGTTTATAAACCAAGAGGCAATATCCTCACAGAGGATGCTGCTATAACCGTATCCATTAGTTTCAAAACAAGACATGATCCCCAATGTAAAGTCCAAATGAAGGTAGTAATAAAGATAAGTTTATCTTTTGCACTCATATCCTTACTCATTATATCACAACTCCTCCACACTTTCAATAGACCATTCTGAAGTGTACTCATCTTCTACATCAAATGAATTGATGTTGGCATTAGCAAGTTCTCTTGCTTCATCCTCGGTTTCTGCTTCAACTAATACTGTGAAGTAATTAACCTCAGAACATTCAATACGAAATTGGTTCATTGTTCTACACACCATAATGATTTGTCGATTGATTCTTTACAATGTTGGCATTGTAAAGCAGACCAACTAAAGTGATAAACCTTTGAGATAGATTGACAGTTGGGACACATGATATGCCTACCATGCTTACCTGCCCTAACTCTCTTCATCACTTCGTCTGTAAGTTGATAGAAGGAAAATGTGGTTGAGATCATTTTAATGATGATGTGGGTTGTAAATCATTAACACTATCATAGCAGATACTATGGCACATATTAATGCTAGTGTAATAAGATGTAGCATTTAATCCTCCTTACAAGTACATGCTTTTGAAATACCAGTTAATTTAGTAACAAGTAATTCAGTTTCTTTAGTCTCCTTGCCTATCTTTTTACATACAGATAATGCTGTAATAAGATAAGCAAGTTCTTCTTTGGATAGATCTACAAGCATGGTGATTACCTCATGTAGAGATAACCACCTGACCATCCACAGTTATCAGGATCAAGTACATACTCACGATCTCTAATAATTCTTAGGTCATAGCGTACATGCTTTGCTGGTGATGCCCATGATGCTGCTTTGTAGATCTCACCTGTATGCTTATTAACAAAAGCATGAACACCACCACTTCTCCACTCATTGTTTCTATCACACCAATCATGTGATATTATCTTATGGTACTTCTTACCAGTTGTAATACTAAACTTCATTCCTTTGAATGTACCATCATTCAAAGCATCTAATTGTTCTTGTGCGTAGCGTGATAAGTCTTGTCTCATACCATCGCCATTGAATCTTGCAGCATTTGATTCAATCATTCTTCTGTGATAACGCTTGTAGTTCTCAGCAAGTGAATCACATAGTTGCTCAGTCCACTCAAGGACATGTTCTTGAAGACTACCAATCACTCTGTCTCTTTCCTGTTTTGTTAATGTTGTAGGCATTGGAAACTCCGTTGGTGATGTTCTTATTATAGGGGAAAAAAGACCCCTGTGAAGGGGTCATGTGACAGTTATCAAACTGTCATTGTCCATTAGTATATGAACCCATTAAACAGTTACCATAACGAACTTCAGCATAACCATACTCTTCAGATAACTCAAGGCATAAACCCCAACAATCTTCAAGTAATGTAAATGATGAGTTCTCATAAGGTGCTGAAGGGCAATGAACTGAGTATCTCATAGTAATTAAACTGAATTGGATACATTTATTATAACAAGAATAAACCCCCTGTGAAGGGGGTATGTGACAGTTATCAAACTGTCCTTATAGGTCTGTTCCTCCTGTCTCTACTACTTCTACAATGTCCTCAAGAACTGCTAGGATCTCATTTCCATTGTTAGTAGTGTCAAGTAGGAACTCGGCAAAATTAGGTGACATGATTAAAAAGTCAAGTTTACAAAAAGGGGTGTGGTATGCTCAAGAGGTGCTTCACCTGATCCTAACCCATTTACTGAGTCTAATTACAGGTACTAAGTCATACCACGACTAGAAAAATGAGAGAGTGGGGCAATGATCTGGGTTTCACCCATGCTGCCCAAATTTACCTCTAGGGAATCGCTTACACCTGAACCCCCACCACTTTCAACCATCTGTCTGTGCAGTAATAGGTTTCTACCAACGATCATGTGACTGCTTCTATTAGACTTACAGGACGTAATTTCTCTGCTGAACAGAGACAACCATAGATCCTTGCATTTGTCAGTCTAGTCGGTAGGTTTGGGGCTAGAGAACCACATATCTCTCATGTGGAATAGGCAAGGTACTGGTTCCGAGATGTCTGATCTTAGAACCTTTTAGGGAACTTAAGATCTCAGGGATCGGCAACCTCGCTTGCCTATGTGATTATTATAGTGTGTTATTGGGGGGTCGGCAACCTAGCATGTGACAGTTGATTAATTGGCACATGGTCAGTAAGTTTGCTCTTGGCATAAATCCATTTGCCAATACAGCATCTACCTTCTTTTAATAGATCTCTGCGGTCTTCCAGACTCAATCCATTAAGAATTGGTACATCATAGTTGTATGCCTTGTCTATGTCATCTACACTAGAGAATATCTGTATGCTATGAGTATCAGATAGAATGTCTATCAAATTCTTTGTTATATTAATATCAACCCAATCATGTGTCTCTATAATAAAATCATGTGGGTATAATTGTTGAACTGTATCTCTTGTTATCAGTTCTACCTCATATCCCTCACAGTCAATAAAGATCAATCCCTTTCTACCTATATTAAGATTGACAAGTGTATTAGCATCACACCAATCACCAATCACTACATTATCTAAATTATTTAATTTTGCATTCTGTGAGCATAAATTCTGAGCATCCTCGTTAGTATCAAAAGCATAGACTGTTGCTTGTGGATTCTTCCATGCTAGTCCAGTAGCATAATATCCTTCTCCACATCCCACATCAACAATGCCTGTGTACTCTGTCTGCAAGATCTCATTCATTGCTGGTACTATCTCAGATTCATAAGTACCCAACAACTTAGGTTCATACCACGCACCTGCAGACCCTCTATTAACATATTTCATACCCTTGAATATGCCATGCGGTATGATATAATCTTTAGTTACCTTATCCATGACCTCTTGTTTAGTCTTTAATACAGGTTCATCACTAGGTTTGAATGGTGACTGATAATTCAACCAATCAAGATTATCTCTAGTAGGATGCATTCTATACCACCCAATGCTAGTATATTCATCCATAACCATTTGAAAGTATTCCTCATACATTGGCATGATACGATCAACCGAGAATGTCTCACCCCAATTACGACAGTCTCTTGATTTAATCCTATCAATATTCTTAATAGACCAAACTATATGATCTAATGTTCTTGCTCTATACCCTGTAACACCATGTAGATTGTTCTCAACAAAAGCACCCCAATCTGTAGTGATAACAGGGGTTCCATGTAAAAAGTTCTCTATCAATACTCTACCAAATGGTTCAGCATAAGTTGTTAGCATGAGACTCGCACTAGCATTTCTCATCAACTCACTTCTCTTCTCATGGTCAGCATATCCTACAATCTCTACATGGTCTGGTATGCTATCGTATGGTAACAACTTATCACCAATAATATCACCATAACCAGCAACTACAAGTTTCTTCCCTGCTAACTTAGTTGCTTCAATCGCTGGATATAAACCTTTACCTTCAAATACTCTTCCCAAATATAAAATATAATCATCTTTTGTCTCTTGATATTCATGTAATGAAGTGTCAAAATAACTTGGTATTACAGCGTCATACCAGTTATGAAGTCCACCCTTTTCACTATCATAACATGCTGCCTCAATACCAGCACACATGTGCATCATGGCATAAGATTCATATACTTTCCACTCTGCAAATGTTGTTTTAGGTTGATAACCAATGCTAGGTTCAATAGCAATTAAATCAGGATTCTCTTGTGCTATTAATGACTGACAGTTACCAATGAATGATAGAAATATATCATTAGGTTTCTTATGTCTCTTGATTACCTCGGATGCTCTACTTGCTATTAAATTATTTGCTTCAACATTGGTATAATGTGTGTTAGTGTTATTATAATAATCCTCATTAGACCAAAAAGTATCCCAATCTTCCTTAAAGAAAATTGGGATACTTTCAGTACAATCTACCGTACTTGTTTCATGTCCATAGTGAATGATTTCATGCCCTCGCTTTTTCATTTCACTACAAAAAAGCATCATCTTTGTAGTAAAAGCACATGGCAAGACTAATCCATTAGCAACTTGATGTGCTATGTCTACTACATGAAATCTCATACGCTAAAATGCCATTCTTGCTGGAAACTCTGCTGGAATGTCGAGTATCTTACCCTTCACTCCACCATTATATTGTCCTATATCATAGCAAGTCCATGAACCATTGTCAAATAGGTAAGCATACTCACCATCAGTTCTCTCTGTTTGGTCAAGATACTCTGTGATTGACTCAGAGATCTTTGGTGGAGCATCCTCACCCCTTTCTGAGTAGTATGAGGGGGCAGATACCTCTCTCTTGCCATTTTCAGTACCATCATAAACATAATCCCACCCATACTCAGTATCACAAGAGGACATATCTCCACCATCAATTAGTTCTTCAACTGCCTCTCTTGTGTTAAACTTCTTCTCAAGTGTAACGCCTAACCACTCAGGATAACCATCCCAATGATGATATACTGAAATGATTTGATCCTTTAACTGTAATCCAATGCGAGAGCGAGTTCCCATTGTTTTAGAAAAAATGTGTGAATGTGTTTAGTATAGTGCGTTTAGTAGTGGGTTGTCATCTGATTGTGCCACTTTTGGAACTGCACACCTATCGGTTGCTATTTTAGTATAATCTTCACTAAGATCAATACCAACAAACTCTCTGTTGTTTTGGACAGCAGCAACACCTGTAGTTCCACTACCACAGAAGGGATCTAAGACTTTTGATCCTTCTGGAGAATAGATCTTAATTAGATATGCCATTAGATCAACAGGTTTAACAGTTGGATGATTATTCCCATCACCCTTCTCTTTTCGGGTTGCTCTAGGGGCATAGAAATACTTCTGGTGTTCACTCTGTACCTCACCAACTATATTTGATGGGTATCTACCATTAGGATTAGCGTCAACCGTACCAAATTCTTTCTGTGTGCCTGTAGTCTTTCCTTCTCTACCAAATACTCTACGTTTAGCACCATCCTTTACCCACCCTGTAGGTGGTTTTTTATCCCAAGGAACTCTAGCAATTTCAATGTCAATTAAACCACATCCCCACTTCTCAAAGTTACTCTTTAATGATCCCATGTATGGTTTCTGAGCAACAACTATCGGTTCATGTGCAGGTTTCAATCTATTATGTTTTGGCATCTTAGTTGTAGTCATCCACATAATCTGATCCTTAACCATAAAACCAGCATCTTCAACATTAACTGCCATCCTATGATACAATTCAGGACTACAAAATGATAAACAAAAACCGCCAGGTTTTAGTGTACGATAGACTTCTTGCCATATATCAACTGTTGGAACTGAGTGATCCCAATCATCCATCCCCATGCCGTATGGTGGATCAGTTATACATGAATCAAAAAAGTTCTCTCCAAAAGTGGAGAGAACCTCTTGACAATTACCAGTTATTATTTGAAACATTTAATGAAATTTATTAGGATCTTCTCTCTTAGATGGATTGTTGATTTGATATACCCAATTTATCTTAGGAAGTTTTAATTTATCCTTGCTCTCAGCAACATCACAACAGAAATTTATAAACTGTTGAAACTCTAATTGATTATCTCTTCTTAGTTTACCTATGTTACCTAATGTTGGTTGTACATCAGTTCCATCTCTTGTTGTAATAGCACCAAACAATTCAACATCATATTCCATATTTTCCTCATCGTTAAGTTGCCATTGTAATAGATTATACCATGCTCTAATATCAGTATCATTGTTACCTAAAACATGTACATCACGATATACCTTATCATCATGGTTTATTGTCACTTCCATTTTCATCTGATTTTTAACATGCTTCTTGATTTCACCCTTAGACCAATGACGAATATCAGTTGGAATACCAGATTCTTCTAATATATCTTCAGCAAGACCAACTCTATCATGCTTTTCAACTTCATAGTAATAGTCTCTTAGATACTTCTCTACACAATCTTTTTCTTTATCCTTCTCCAATTTTAATCTACCTTGCTTTATCCAAAATTGAACTGCTTTAATACAATCTCTTCTGGTAGTAAAATTTCTCTGTACCTCATCACCTTCATTGTTAGCGGTACTTGAAAACTTAATAAGAAAATCTTCGTGATCCGCAGTAATGACTGAACATGGTAAGTCACCCCTTCCATCTTGAGTCCAGTAACGATGCAACCCATCTCTAAGTACATAATACTTCATTTTATCATCAGTACCCATGATAGGTGTCTCTAACTTAGACACTGCAGGTTGTGGTAGTCTATAGTTCCACCCCTTTGCTGGTTGACCATCAATAGGTTGAAATGCTCTATCAATATTAGCAACCGTAAGAAGAAACATTTCATCATCAGTTCTTGCCTGTTTATATTTCTCTAATTCTGGATTGTCTTTACACATCTGACATACCATCCTATGCTCAAGAATCTGATCTTTTGGAATGACTGCCCACTCAACAAATGTGATACCATCACCAACAGGTCGTGGACTTAGTGATTCTAATTGAACAAGTTTAAAGTCATATTCAACATTAACATTTGTCTTTTTGTAATCAGCATTAAAAGAATTGTTAATTGCTTTAAAGTCAGATTTTGTCATTGAGAGTTACCAAGAATAATTTAATACGTTGTTTTCACAACGCTGACGATCTTTATGTGTGAAGTAATCTTTCTTACCCACACCAGTTTGAGTGTACATGTTTCTAATGTAGAAGTCAAAACCTCTTTCATCAGATTGCCACTCATCATCCATCTGATATACTTTTAAGATGGAATTGAGTTCGGTAATTAAACCGTAATAGAGTTCTCTCTTTGTGTCTGATACAATATCATCCGCAAAGTAGACAGTAGTTTCATTGTACTTCTTACTACTAAAGATGTAAACTACACCTTTCTTTGGTAGTCCACAATTATAGGTGGGGAAAGTACCCTTTGATGACTTACATTCTATATCAACAGTCTTACCATTGTCAAGTGTCACTCTAAAATCAGGACTTGATTGTATGCCATTTGGTTGAGCAACATAATCAAATCCATGCTTCTTAAGAAGTTCCTCTACCTGTAATTCATGTAAAGGATTATCCTGTGAGTTAGACTTGTATGGAAGTTGTAATGCTTCTTGGAAGAACTGTTTCATGTACCTATTATAGTAGGTTGATTAGTTAATGTCTGTCACTAATGTTCCAGTATCCAAAGTGTCTACTTGGAACCTCTTTTTTTGATTCAGCAACTTCTTTTGCAACCATGCGTTTACAAAAGTCTTCCATGTTTGGAGAACACAGATAACCGTCACCTTTGATGAGAGTTTTGTTTTTCATGTTTCCATTATAAAAGGGTTGCCATAATTTGACAACCCTTTAGGTCAGTTATTTAATTGTCACACTACATGTACTCAGATGATCTTAGTCATCATATACTAAGCACTCAGGTTCATCGGGATGAGTATCACAGAACAACTCTAAGCAATTAGGGTCGTGATGATCTCCTGCATCAATCTCTTCCTTATGATGTTCCACATACTCTTCTAACTCATGTAGTTCATCTTTATAATGCCTTCTAGCAGCAGCATTAACTGTAGGATCGTCTATCAACTCTTTATCATGTTGAATGTGATCTTCTATTGTTTTCATAATAAGTACCTATACTTACATTAATATTTAGGTTAAGGTCGCTTCCTTAATCCTTTCTTTTGTTTTGAAATTATTATTTAAATCATAAAATAGTTTATGATTCTCGGTGGTAACGTAATGACCAACAATCTCGTTACCGTCACAATTCCAACCATAGTTTACAAGTTTCTCGTTGATACCATCT